TCAGGCTCGGTTAACAGGGAATTTCTTGTACAAAGTGGATACTCCCACGTCAAAGAGTATCGATACCCTTTCCCTGTTTTCACCGGCGGCCAGCAATCTCCCAGCCTGGGCCCACTGCTCCGCCGTTAACTTTGGCCGTCTTCCACCAATTCTCCCTTCGGCCCTGGCCGCAGCCAATCCAGCTCTTGTACGCTCGACGATCAATTCACGTTCCATTTCCGCCAACGCTCCCATAACGTGGAAGAAAAACCGGCCCATCGGGGTTGACGTGTCGATGCTATCCGTAAGGCTTCGGAAGTTAATTCCGCTAACTCGCAGATCTTCTATCAGTGTGACCAGATGACACATACTTCGCCCCAGCCTGTCCAGCTTCCAGACTACCAGCGTATCGCCTGCTGTTAGCGTCTTAAGCGCTTTCCTGAGTCCTGGTCTTTCCGATGTTTTACCGCTGATTTTATCTTCAAAGATCAGCTCACATTCTGCACACTTAAGAGCATTTCTTTGTAATGCCGTGTTCTGTTCATTTGTTGATACCCGTACATGGCCGATAAGCATCATATTCAACCTCAAAAAAAAAGAAATCATGTAGTGGTACTGATATTCATGCAATTTCTTAAAGGTTGGTTTGGGGGAAGGCTCTGTTTTGCCGGTTGGCGTGCCTGTTCCGTGGCCGTCGGCAACGCCTCCGGCCGGGTGGCTGAAATGCAACGGAGCCACGTTCACAGCCTCCCAGTACCCTAAGCTGGCTCTGGCCTATCCGGCGCTCAGGTTGCCTGATTTACGTGGGGAGTTTATTCGTGGCTGGGATGATGGGCGCGGTGTTGATACTGGGCGCGTTTTATTGGCTGCCCAGGCTGAAACAAAAATTAGCAACTACCACGGGAATGGGAATAGTGGTGACGAAGTATCAGCGGGAATCCCCGGATCCCCGCCCAAGACGTCTGCGTACAGTGTTGATTCAACAGAAATCATTGCTGCTGGATTTAGTGCTTTTGGTTCGCAGGATATGTCTATGACCGGTATTACTACACGCTTCGATGTCAGACCGAGAAACGTCGCATTTAACTACATCGTGAGAGCTGCATAATGAGCGAGGCTATTCTGGATAAAAATAACATCGCAACCCAAGCCGGAAATATCACGGTTTATAACTACGATAGCGCAACGCGTGAATATCTGTTTTCAACCGTGGAGTATCTGGCTGTTGGCGTGGGTATTCCGGCAAACTCCTGTATTGATGCCCCAAGCAAAGAAAAAGAGGGTTTTGCCATTTGCCGAACGCCTGATTTTATCGGATGGGAATACATTATCGACCATCGTGGAGAAATGGTGTACGGCACTGTTACTGGCGAAGAAATATCTGTGTCTGATCTCGGTGACTACCCAGCGGACACAACGATACTGGCGCCTTCGACTTCTTATGATAAATGGGACGGGACAAACTGAATAACCGATACCAGTGTAAAAAAGGAAGCTGATATCGCCGCTGCGGTAGTAGAAAAACAATCAAGAATTGACCAAGCCAATGGTTACATGAACAGCAAACAGTGGCCCGGAAAAGTTGCGTTGGGGCGACTAAAAGGAGACGAATTGGAGCAATACGGGCTACGGCTTGATTATCTGGATGCGCTGGAATCTGTTGATACTTCCAGCGCACCGGATATTAACTGGCCTACGCCTCCGGTGCAGTAGGCCAGTCGGGTTTTGCTGTATCAACTCGCATTAGCAGAACCCGATATTCTTTCCACTCTGCAAGTGCGACGGTTTCTTCTTTCGTCGCCATTCCAGCATCAACAGCGTCCTGTCGCCACTCTATTTCTGAGTCCGCCATAGCACGCAAATGGCTTTTTTTTGCCTCTGCCGCCTCTTCCATTTCTGCGTGTGTGAGTTCGGGAATATCTACCCAGGCAGGTTGCCCATCTTCGACACCGAGCCGTTTGTCCTTCGGTGGCTGCGCTGTAAATTCATTTGTTACCGTGTCTGAAACAGAAAAGGCATCGTCAGGCCAATGCCCTGCAGGTGCGTAATACGTTTCTTTCAGCGCGTTCGCATAAAACGCAATTTGTGAAGGTGAAAAAGAATAATCGCTCATATTAAAATCCTACTGCTAGCCATGAAACACCGTTTGCTTGTGCTGTACCATCAAACCCGAAAGTTCTTACTGATCCAATCCGTACCTGGTTTACGCCGGTATAGTTTGTGTTGATTGATACGGACGCTGTTGCATTCAGTGCAACTGATGGCTGATTAAGGAACGGTGTCGGAAAAGTTATATCAATGCCCGCCGCAGGATTTGTGTTAGCAATTCCGCCACGTTGAATCAGAAAGCCGTTAGGAAGCTTTACCCATACCCCTGATGAGTTCGCTCCGCTTTGAAAAGCTGACATATCCGGAATCTGGCCGGCACCAGTCCCTACATTCCTTTTCGCCGCTTCCCCCAAACCAAGGTTTGCGAGAGCCGTTGAAACTGCGGCAGCACCATCGGCTTTAATATCAGCAAAGGGTTTTTCGCGGCTTAAATAGTTTGCCGCAATGCCGCTGGATAGCTTTGCCACAAAGCCTGCTACGTCACCATCGTCCAGCACATCCTGGCCGCTTTTCTCGCTAACGAACTCAGCCAGCGCCGCAGCGATAAAGGAGGTTTGTCGTAGTGCTTTATTGATTTGCGCGCTGCTAGCTTTACCGGCCGTAAAGCCACTTAGCAGCGCGGGTAATGTTTCCCATTCATTTTGGGAAACAATGTTCGCACCGGGACCGGTTGCGAAGGGTTTAATTTGATTTGTAGCCATTAGAGTTTTTTCTCCCAGGCGCCGTCGTCAAAACCGGCGATATATTGATTGTTCATGTCAAAACCAAAAAACTTAGCCCCCGCAGAGGGAACCTCTATTGAGGGGGTCTGAATATCTCCCGCCCAAACTCCAGCCGCCTTTACCGTCATGTAGCCTTGTTTGATCGCCGCGAGCAGCTCCAGAGATATCTCTGAAATATCCGTTTGCGGAAAAACCCACACCGAAATGGTCATGTCCTGGTTATCAACGATCTGCATGCTCAGGCCCGAGCCTGCCGTCACGGCATCAAGAATGGCCGGCAGACTGTCGTTCTGACCGTCCCAGTTATTTATTGCGATTTTTGCTTTTAAAATAAGTCGATAGGTCTCATCGCTAAGCGTTGTATAGCCCGAATCAGGATCGTAGGGGCCTTGCCATACGCCCTGGTCATAGCCCACGCCTTCGGTATCCCACAAAAAATAGACCCCGGATATGGGCTGGCTAACGATGCGGCTGCGACCAATCCATAACCCCAAAATATCCAGCTGTTTGCCTACCGCCAGATCGATATCAAACGCAGTTATCAGGCTGGAAACCGTGCTGCACACATCCAGAAAAGGGCGTGTGCTTAAGTCGATATGGTCATAGAAGAGCGGCTTTGTAGCGTGGTAGTTGCTGATTAGCTCGGTGTACTTGCTCATGTGCCCACCGTAATGTTGATATTGGCGGCCTCGCAGGAAGCGGCTTCGCTATAAGCAACAGGGATGTTTGCTGAGCTAACCGCCGCAGATGACTTACCGATCAAAAGCTCGGTGATGTCGTAGTAGCGAGCATCGCCTCCGCTTACCACGCCGAGATTGGCAGGAGAGTAAATGCGACTGAGCAGAACGCTTTCGCCAATAGCCAATCCATTGATGTAGCCAGCCACTTCCTGCGCGATTTGTTCGCCAATCTGCGAGGTGTAACCAGTAAATACCTTCAACGTGATTTTGACGAAGATCGGTATATTTTGCGGACGCGAAAACGAGATTGAATGCGGGTTGCCATAGACATCGGGCACGACGATGGACGTGGTGCCATAGGTTGCTACTCCCTGCCCTTTCTTTCCCCGAATAGTCTGCGCTATTGCCTCAACTTCTCCCCCATCAACAACCGCAGAAATTGAATGCGGAGGTAAACCGTTAGCATTAGTTACGCCAGTGTCATTCTCATAAAGCTTATGTCGTATAACGCCCGCGATATTTGCAATGGCACCTTCCAGAGCCTCGAAGGGAGTAATGGCCGAAAGCGCTACGCTCTGGCCTTGCCTGATACGAAGCTCAGCGTCAGTTTCCATGGGAATGCCGACGGTAGCAGCCATCGGATTGGTCACGGATAACCAGCCCCGTGTTGGCGTACTAATTACCGTTACCGTCCCTGGCGGTGCAGCAACCGCGCCGCTGCTGAGACAGGTTGCGGTCACCGTCACTGTGCCGCCGATGCCTATTACGGCCGTCTCAGGCAAGGCCCAGACAATATTGTTATCGTCCCTCACAAGACCATTGATAACAGACGTCCCGGCGGTGCCGCTTAGCAGCAGATCAACCGTTGAATTGGTTGCCTGCCGTCTGACAATGCCATTTATTTTCACGTTGCTGGACAGCGCGCTGCCAACGGCGGTTGATGGTGAAAAGCTGTTATAGGCAGCTATCGCGGTGTTGTTGGCGTCATGAATGGCCAGCGCTACCAAAGCGATCATCTGCCCGTCCTTGCTATCTGGTTCCAGATAGGCATCGCTGCCGTAGATTTGCCTGAAAGAATCGACCAGGCCATTCAGGATGGTCTGGTAATCAGGCGCGGTTATGCCCTGGGCCGTTACCGTTGCCGATAACCCCAGCGATTCCAGGTTGAGAGCCATTACGCCTCGCTATTAAGTGTCGAAGTGCCGAAGAGGGTATCGAGGGTCCCGTTACAGGCCACTCGTCGGTTTGCAGGATTGATGCTGGTGCCAAATTCGAGAATGGAAAGCACGCCTTGCGTGGTCGATATACGATCCCGGAGTGCCAGGGCATAAATATCCGTTGCCTGTTTACCGAGCACAGACTGCGCCCACGGCGTGCCTTCGCTGGTATCAAGGAACCATTCGCCACGCCAGAGCTGGAGTCGGGTATTCACCGCCTGCGCTACACATTCAGGGGAGTCCATCAGAAAAGTGTTATCTCCCTGCCCAAAGACATAATCCCCTTCCGGACTTTCTCGCCGATATCTCATGTAGGTTTTCCTGTATTTGAGCCACCTGACATAACACCACTGTGCAAATGACCGCTGAGACTTATCCCCGTAGCCGTTACATCTCCTGTAACATTTACGCTTCCGTTAACTTTCACCGTACCCGTTAGCTCAATAGTTGGAGAGACAATGTCAGTTCCTGCCTGAGCATTTGCGGTCAATTTACCTGGTGTCGTCAGAGTAATGTCATGCCCTGCCGCAACCTCAATGAATGCCGCGCCGTCATCCGTTCTTAGCTGCGCCGCGCTGGTGCTTATGCCGCTAATTTTTTGGGCCTGCGATTGTGGTCCAGGGATAACAAAGGCATCGGATAGCGAGTGCTGGCGTTCGTTGACAGGTTCCTGCGTCCCGCCGCTTTGCCACCAGAAATCGATGGCGCGGTCGGCAAATATAACCAGGCACTCATCGCCTTTTTTAATTGGAAACGTCAGCGTGCAGCCCCCGCCACGAGGGAATACCACCGGGACATCCACAAGCAATGGATAATTCATTGAACTTGTGGAGCCGTTGCTGGCGGTTGCCATGCCTTTAATCGCCGGAGCGATAGTGCAGGTGACGGTTTCAGGATCGAAAGTTTGAATGATGCCCGGGAGAGCGACGCGAAGATCGTTACTTAGTGCAGCGCTGGTGGCGGCCAGCGTTTCAGCAAGTTCTCCACTGAGGGCAGATGTAGATAAAGCCATTTATATCTCCTTGTCAGGATTAGGATCATAAGACGCCGTTACGGCCTCTTTTGCTGGATATTATCCTCGGACAGATCCTTCGAGTCTTTCGCGCGACACATAAGATCCATATACCAGTCCTTACCCCGCGTATCGCCGCTATAGGTGATTCCGCATACCTCGTAGAGACCATCTTTGTTAATTTTTGCAATGGAGGATGTCGTATTGAGCTTATTAGCCGCGCTTTTGCTCTTCTCACTTTCAACCCGACTATCCGTCAACTCCTTGAGCGCGGGTGCCGTTCTGTAGAGCGATGACTCATTAAGGTGGATGATGCCGTTGAGACGGATATTTGGATTTATCAGGCATTTGACATTTACTCCTGCCCCTGTTGTTCGCTGAGGCATATTTATCATGCCGTTGGCGCTATTAAGCGGAATGGGAGGATGCGCAACATGGTCTTTGCCATACATCTCAAGCCGGTCGTCGAGTAATTCCCAGCTTGCATTGCAGAGTTTTGCTATCTGAGACAGATAGCTGCTGACTTTGCCGTGAAAGGTGTAGCCGCGCGGGAAAATCGTGGTTGGGAAAGCAGGTAGCGCCCCGCCAACAATGTTGTAAGGTTTCAGCCCAGCCAGGGCGAGATCATACATATTTTTAACGGTATATCCTTTTGACAGAGTGGCGCTGATCGTGGCATATGAGATAGCTTCATGACCGTCAATTGCCTGAATCAGCAGCCATGTATCGGGCGTAGAATCCCGACCATCAATGGTAATTCGGATATCGCCGCTGAATATAAGCCCATAATTATTGCCATCCCTTTGCCCGATATCGCCGGGTTCAACCTCACGTACAACTCCGGCCTGGCTCTCCGGCACAACTGGTGTCATACCGTCATAACCGGCAAAAAGACGGATTTTTGAAAACTCTCTATCGATAATTTTGTTCGCCGTATCCGGCGTAAGGTTATAGATTTTCACCTCGGCAACCTTCGGAGCCGCACCAATAAACCATTCAACTTTGAAGGTGACTTTAAATCCGCTGAGTTTAATGCCTTCCCCATCAGCGCTAAGCAATTGCAGTTCGAAATGGCGCTGCCAGTTCTGACTCATGGTTCCTCCATTAAAAAACCCGCCGAGGCGGGTGCTTTAGCTTTCAGTAACGAAGTAAAGATGGCTTCGATAGCCAAGGTTTGTTTTCGTGGGGTACTCCTGCGCCTCGTCATCGGAAACCACATATAGCCCACCGGTAAAACCAAGGTATTTATAAGGAGCAAGTAAATTCACGCCGCTTACTAGCGGAATACCGTTGATAATCGAAGCGTTATCCGTTTCCAGAAGATCAAGAATCCATCCAGCTTCATCACGGTAAATAACCCGCAGGCGAAGCTGTCGCCCTCCCAGCCGAAGAGTAAAGATTTGATTGTCCGCGCTAAGCGGAATTTCTACCGTTGGCATAATTACTCCGAGTTAGAAACGGGATCAGAGAGGGGAATGACCGTTACATTTCCCACCGGAAGGGTGGTTTTTGTTCCACCATTTTGTACGGATGAGGTGCTTACCCCCTGTTTCATAGCGGCTTTATCTGCGGTTGGGATGCTTTCCGTATCCGAAATGAGTACCTGAACCAGCGTAAGCGTACATATAAGGCTATGTTTGTTCAGCTTGTCCGTCGTCACATCAATCTGTTTTAACAGCATATTGCTGTAGGTTCGTTTACTCGTGACGACTTCCAATGGCTCGCACTTTTGCTGCAGCTCCAGCAGATTCTGATAAACATCTTCGGGGCTTAATCCCACCGAAATGCCCAAAGCCCGGGTATTAGCCATATCCAGCAGCGAACCGCCGCCCGCAAAGCCGCAGGTCATTGTGACCTCGCCAGGTTTCACCCATGCGTGATCGCTGATATTCGCCCCCGACTGGACCGGATGACTGGCTACTTCAATGGTGTCCGTGTGTTTCTCACTGACAACCACATCCGGAACCATGAAGCCCACCAGCCGTGTTCGGCTGTGAAAAAGAGCCGGCATAATATTCATCAGGTCAAACCTCCTGACACAAGCTGGGCCTGGCGGGCATAAATATTCAGCTGGCGCTGCTCTATTTCCGCCCCTGTAGTTAAAGGGTCTGTCGCGCTATTGATCACTATGTTGGTGTTGTTATTCCAGGTGGGCGAGCTGACGTTGCCTGATACAGGCTGAGTTAAATCGCTGCTCCAGGCGTAGCGTTGATTATCAGAACCATAGCCTCCCGGCAGCAATACGGATATATCTGGAGAGGCGAGATTATCCATCGCCTTTGGCAACAGGGCTGAAGGGTTACCCTCTTCCCGGCGAGTATTTTTCTTTTCCCCGTTTGTTGCCCAGTCAACGAAACCGGACCAGGTCTGAGTCGCTTTGTTCTCTATGAAATTGGCCCCTTTTTGCGCAATCCAGCCCGCAGGGGTATTCGTTATACCGCCAGTAATCAGATCCTTACCGATATTGGCCACCTCAGACCAGTTTCCGTCCTTAAGGGCGCCAAGCAATTTGCCGATTTTTTGCAGCGTTTCACCCAGCCCGTTGAAGCTATCGAGTAGCCCCTGAAAAATGGTTGAGATGGACCACGAACTGAAGTCGATCCCCAGCAACTCCATAAAACGGCTAAAGAGGTTCTTAATGATGCTTGCCAGCCCACCAAGCGTTTGCGATGTCAGGGTGATGACAGGCTCCCATTTTCCCCAGTCAATTAAGCTTTCGCTTCCCGA